GTTTCCATCTTGATATCCCGGTGGAGACCGATAATCAGATTGTCTTTATGAGTGAGCAGGCAGTCAGTGGTATCGAGCGTAACTTCAGTCACGGCCTCAGCATCAGTAGCCAGATGGGTGTAGATGAGATTGTCCTTGAGCGTCAAACTTACACCATCCTGGACCGAAGCGACCTCTGCGATTTCCCGCTTGTAGCCAACTTCTTTTTTGTAGATCAGGATTTTATCCCCGGGGGCAAAGTTAGCGGTGGCGGCTACTTTCAACACTTTCTGGTCGGCCGCTGAGTTTTCATCAACGGTGGTTGCCCCGCCGCCTGACTTAGCCATGGGCAGGTCAACCGGCATCAGCGGTGCGCTCACGATCGGGACTTTTCCAAACGCAGCCTGTCCGCCCTCAAGAATAATCTTATCCCCGAGAGCCGTGCCTCTACCACTCAGGGCATCCACATAATCAGATTCAATCTGGTCGTTGACGAAGAACCTGAAGTTTTGAAGCCCGAGCTGTTTGTATTTTCCCGGCATCTTTTTGAGAGCCTTGGCAAACTTGATCTCCCACTGGTAGGGCGCTGAGCCATTCTGCTCGGCGATATAGCCGCTATGAAGCGTGAAGTCTGAAGCGCTCTGGGCGTCAAGGATGGTCGCCCCGCCCGTTACGAGGTTGGTATCATTTAGAATCCGATGCCGCCAGCCACGCCACACATCATAGATGTCCAGCATCGATGCCTCGTCAGGCGCTCCGGGCTCTGACAGATAGTAAGCGCTGTCCAGCTCGTTAGCAATCTGGCGAGCTATCATCCCGAGTAGATGGTCAATGAAAGCATCGCCTTCAGGCGCATCCTCAAGATCATCATCCGTGACAAGAATCGCCCCACGCACCTTCTTAGCGCTCAGAGCGATCAGGTCATTGGATAAGCTGTTGATAATGTCGGAATCAGTTAGAGTTGATTTTGGCTTCAGCACTCCATTGGCCAATCCGATTGCCCGGACGTTTTTCTGAGCAAGTTTCATTTTCTCGATTCGAGCGTTGTTTTTGAAAACGCTCTGATCGATAACGTAATCCAGGAAACGGTCAGCCTCCTCAGGCGAGAAAGTGATTGTGGACAGAAGCCCCTTCTGGATAACTGACTTATTAAGCAGTTCACTGTTGTTCATGGTGTTAAACCTCTCGATAGAAACTCGGCCATTTTGTCTGAGGAACTGTTTCCTCACTCTCAAGCGATTTTTTCACGGCCGGTATCGCTTTGATTTTTGTTTCGAGCTCCGAGATCTGTTTTGAAACCATCTCGGATAAAGCCTCGACCGATTTGGCGACCTCGTCGATCCGCTTAGAGATTGCGGCATCGTCTTCAGCCTTTTTTTCGTCAGCCTTAGCGGGTTCAGCAGCCGGGGGCGGGTAGCCGTAGCCATATACAGCATATTTCATCAGCACCCTGACAGCCTCTTTAAGGTCATCGGGCAGGTCGTCAAACACCTTCTCCAGAACTGAGACGGCCGATTTAATCGCATCAAGCGTCTGGGCATCCAGACCCTTTAGCCGCTCGACCGCACCCTCTGGTGTCTCAATCATCTTGGAAAGTTTTTCAAGTAACTCATCCATGTAAGCCTCCGATTTTATGACAAGGAATTTCCTGCGATTAGCCGGAAGATCAACGAGTGAGACTTCATCGATTGAGAGATCGACAAGCTTTCTGGCGTCTTTTTCTTTTCCCATCGCTCTCACTCTCTCACCGCGCTCAATCGCTCCTCAGAGTTAGATACTCTCGACGTCGAGCGGGCTCGGGAGTGAGCAACCCTCACGTCCGACGATATTCTCTACCCAGCCCCCTGCTCTTGTCAAGCACCGGGTTTGGCGGCGGGTTCAACGTAGGCATACCCGGCCATAGATAAGCCGGAGATTTTGCCCGACTTTATATCCGCCCAGAGGTCTGGCGCAAGCACCCTGAGCGTCATCAGCCATGAGCCCTTTTTAACCCGTTCACCATTCACCTCGAACGAGACCGGCGCAATATAGTTTTCCAAGAGCTTAACGCAGTCAAGAGGCTCGCCAGAGTGGTTAAGTTTGAATTTAGCTCCGGCCTCCATGAACCGGTAGCAGGCCTCTCGGATTTCCTCAGCATCGGTATATTCACCCTGAGCATCTACTTTCTCTGGCTCGTAGACAACCCCGGTCACGATGTGTTCATCACCATCAGCGGCCGAGCCCTTGAGCAGTTTAACTTCGTAAGATTTCTGCTCAAGTTTTTTCTGACCTCTCTTCACCAGTTTAAAATTAGCGTAAAGATATTCCCAGGTGCTTCTGCCCTCGTGCTGGCCGGGCTGCCTGATTTGCCTTTCCACCTTATAGCGTTTCTCCTCCCAAACCGCCGGGGCGTTTTTGAGCTTAGACCCAGAGCTCAAAATAAATTTCCCTTTGATAGATTTGAGCCGCTCGATAAGCCCCGCCCAGTCAGCCTCTTCAAACCTGTGTGCGAAGTCACGTTGAGCCTGATTGAAGTAGGGCGGATCGAGATAAAAAACGGTATCCTTGCTGTCATATTCATCGATGATGTTCGAATAGTCAGTCGACTTTATAACAACATCTTTAAGCCGGCCCTTGTAGCGATCGAGGTCAGCAACAATGTTGATATGCCGACCGATATGACCAGGTAGCGCCGATGTCCTTGGAATTCCAAGAGCACCCCTTTGAAGGTAGATTATTTTATAAAACTTCTCTACCGGATCATCGGTTTCTAATTTAACAAGCCGCTTATATGTCTCCTCATCGATAACCCAGTTTTTTCTCCGAAGTTTCTTTTTCTGCTCTGAAGTTAAGTTCTTGATAAACCGATAACAAAACGCTATGTCCGGGTCTTTATCGTTCAGAACCTCGGCCTCGGAAGGCCGTTTAGACCAGAAGACAGCAGCGCCCCCGGCAAATGGTTCTACGTAGGTCTTATGCTCTGGCAGATAGCTGATAATTAACTCGGCCGACCTGCTTTTGCCCCCGGGAGAGCCGAACGGCTGTCTGGCTTTAGCCACCTCGAGTGCTTTGCCTGTTTCCTCTTCATAGTCTTCCTCTTTTAGCTTCGAGAGCATCCAGACCCGCTCGTTAGCGGAGACCGGCACATAGGCGAAGAGGTAGTTGCCACTGAGGTGCCTGTCCTCAAAGTGAAACTTCTTCGCATGGGTCTCGGCCAGATAGAGCTCCCAGCGGAACGAGTCAAGGCGGACCATCGCTGCCCATGTCTTTGAGAACGCCCCGACCTCCCCCGGCTCAAAGATAGCGATTGAGCGAGCCCCGATATTAAGCCACTCCTCTGGCCCCCGGACAACATCAACCTGCGGTTCATCGACCTGAGCTATCTTAAAATCAGCCCTCAGCTTCTCACCCTCATCGAGCGAGACGAACTTCGAGAGCCCGTCAACGTTGCCGACAAAAATTTCTGCGCCCTCGAAGAAGTCGTCGCCATCTCTTGCTAACCTCAAGTCAAGGTGGCAGCCGTGATTCCCAATGACCGATAGCAGCTTTTCCCTGAGCTTTTTAATATCGAGCCGGGCCACCAGAACCCCCGGCTCAGCGGACTTCAGCGCTTTTGCCTCATCCTCAGAGAGGCCCATAATGTGAAGCTGGAGACAGCCCCGGCCCTTATCTCCGGCCTCAAAGTCAATGTTAGACTCAGCCTTCTCAACCTGAAAAATGTTATACTCCTGAGCAATGTCAATGACCTGCTCGGCATAGTAAGGAGTCTTTCGACTCTGGTCAACATCGACCACCGAGGCGTTCTGGAAAACAAGCCGGTCATCATCGTCAAATAGTGGAACAATCTCAAGCGCCCGGATTGTCAGAATATCGCCCGGCTTGGCTTCAATTGAGCTGGCCATAGTGTGGCCAAGGTTGATATACTCCTGGCCCTCAAACTCGACGGTATTAAAAAAGTCAGTCTCGCCCGGAAGCACCCCGACTTCGTAGACGTAATTTCCGTCCTTCGTCTTCTCTACGGATAGAACAATGACCTTGAACTCGGCGGCGTTCTTTAGTTTGGCCACCGAGTCCCAGACGCCGTTAAGTGGGTAGATTCCGGCTATATCCTTGACAACGATTCCTTCACTCTGAGGCAGGCGAGAAAACTTATTAAACCAGCGCTCGAGTTCTTCTGTTGAGGTCATGGGGGGCGATTCGGGAACTAACTCAAACCGGAAGTTCTTGCCGTCCTTTAACTCGGAGATAAATACGGTCAGTCTCTGCCTGCGTTTCTCGAACGGCTCAAGGTGCAAGTCCTCGCCGTCAAGCCAGAGAAGGTCAAAGACCACGATGACCAGCCGCTCTGACTCATCGAGCCCGACCTGAGAGGCGTTAAGCCTGGCAAGCTGGACTCGAGGTAAGCGCTTGCCGTCCCGCTCAATCCCGACATCCGAGTCGATGATAAAGTCGTGAGGCACTGAACGCAGGTATTCAATGAACTCCGGTGGGAATGAGTCGACCCGGTTCTCGAGACCATCGCTGATGATCTTCACTTTGTCGCCGCTTTTCCCGATTGATACCCGGTAGCCATTGAGCTTCGGCTCGGCGACGAACGTCCGCCCCTCGCACCATCCTGCGATTGACTCTACGCTCCGGGCCTCGGTCACCCCGGCCATCGCTGGCTTCGGGAGAGGGTACTTCCCGAGTGTGTCGAAGTTCACCTCGTCTATCTTTTTTGTTTCGCTCGGGCCTGGCTGGTTCTCATACGACTCAATCGCAGAGGAAACCTGGGCGGCGGCCTGCTCTACCTCATCTCCAGAAACCTCGACCACCTCAAACGGGCGTGAGCGCAGAACGAGGTCAAATAGCGGGATATAAGATGAGTGCGGGCCGGCAGGCTCATAGACAAAGTGCGGCGCAAGGCCAGTATCTTCAACGACCTTCATCAGCTTTCGTTCGAGTCCCTCATCCTGCTCGGCCTGCCGAATAAGGATATCGATGTCCTGAGCCTCAGCAGGTGTTTTGACAAACGAGCCAACGATGGCGACAAACTCTGGAACGACTACAAGGTCAGAGTAGCCGGCCGATAGCCCCTTCGACCGTTCGTAGTTCTCGAGCGCCTCATCGATCGGGTATCGGCCCCGGGTCAGCTGCCGGCGGTCAAACTCTGAGATAAGGTCTTTATAGCGCTTCAGATATTCCCGTTGCTTTTCCGGGTCTTTCATTTTTGACCAGAGCTGAATAAACCGGAACCTGAGGTTTCTTAACTCGGCATCAGACACGCCTCTGATTGACTCGGCTGTTATTTCTTCAATTCTCATTTTCCCCACCTCTCCCTTTACTCTGCTGCCAGCCACTGGCATCGGCAGTTTGGATGGACGGGTATCAGGCCCTCGGCATCACCGATATCGAACACCTCGCCATCGTAGCCCTCGCATTCCTC